AGAATTTTGACCCCAGGTGGTTAAGGCTTGATTCCAAGTGTTAGCCATAAGGAAGGACTCCTTATGCTATCTGTATGATTGCTGTTGAAGCTGCCGCAGCTGGAAATTCTACTGTAAAAGTTCCACTAGTAACGGTTTTGTCTCCACCAAAATCAATGGCACAGACCGAAGCGTCACTTGCATGTGAATCATTAAAAATTAAACAACCTCGCGCAGTGAACGAAGCTGAAGTCCAACTTGTATCTGCAAAATCACAAATCGCTGTATCAGTAGACAATACAGGAGTCACGCTTGTTAAAGCGTTTCCTTTTGCCGTATATCCTCCACTATCAGCTAATTCTTCTGAAGTTGTATAAGCCGTTGTAGATTTATTTAAAGTTGCATCACTATCGTATAATGCTAAGTTAAAAGTATTCCCACTCGATGCAGTAAAATTATGTTCAGCCTCTAAAATTTCTTGTTTAAAACTGTTACAAATTGCCGATGTTATTGCCATGTTTATCTCCTATTACGGTGTTGGTGACTGAATGGGTATTCGAATCGTTCCATCCGTATAATCATCCCGTCTCCGTCTTCCAATTTGCTCCGCAGCAAATTTCTCTAATTCTTGTTTATACTTATTTTCATAAAGTGTCAACATGTCCATCGGACCTTTTAAAAAGCCATAAGCCTCTATTAAGCAGGCATATAAAAGGCCTGCTGGAAAATATTGACTAAGATAGGTAGTAGTATTACCCGAACTTAAACCTGTTGGTTTTGCGTTAAAATGCACCTTAAATACATACGTACTGTCAGGAACTGGTGCAAACATAATACGTCCTGAAGTCGTATCTGTCGTTCCTGTTGCACCACCAAACATTGCATAATATTTAGGGGGATTCGTCGCTGTTTCAGTAGGAATATATTCCTGTAAATAGGTTCTATCCTTTTTTTCAAGCCATTCATTGGCCCCTGTAGCAACGCTTGTAGAAGTATAAACTTGCACACCCCTTACAAACAAGCAGCCTGCAGGAGCGTTAATTGTAGATTGACCTGTAACTAAATTCCCTGTTTGAGCTTTTCGATCTGCATCAATAGGACAATCGCGCATAATACGATATTCTGAATTTTCAATAAATTGATCTGTAATCGTTGATGTAAAAACACTGGTTCCTACTTCGGTATAACTACCAATTGCTGTGGTTAATGTTGCGTATGTAAATCCTGCCATTATGCTCTAGCGTTAACTGGCCCTGCAAAAGCCGGATAACCTCCTCCTGTTTGTGTTTTACTAGCGGCAGTGACCAATGTAAAGGTATAGCTATTATCATCCACTTTGGTAATTGAATAAGATCCTCTTATCTTTACGCCTGAATCATGTGCCGAAGCCGTAGTTGTTTGAGGAGTTAAATTATAAGTCGGTGCTGAAGAACCTCGTGTTAAACCAGAAAGAACTCCGGTGCCTGTATTATTTCCCGTATAATAAATTGTTTCATTATCATTGGCTCCTGGTTGAACGACAATATATCCTGTGGAAGGAAAAGCAGATGAATCTGTTAAAGTCATCGTCGTTGCCGAATCCGTAAGATCCGAAGCTAAAGTTGTTTCTAGCATAAAAATAGACGGTGTTACTCCACCTATTGAAGATACCACACTTCTAAAACGAACCGCATCTCCCGTCGAACGGCCATGATCAGGTTGATCGACAGTTACTGTAGTCGAAGAACCCGTAGTGGTAAAAGGATTATTCGGTAAAATGGTTGGTGTATAAAATTCCGTTCGTGCTGGTCGTGCTCTTTGTAAAGCTTGAGGATCAGCTCCATACGGTTTTGGACTTATTAAAGGAGATTTTTTTTCATATTCAGAAATATGAACCCATGCTCCCGTCCATTCTTTAACCATTTCCAAATAAGGAAAAGCCTGACCTGATCGATCAGAAATGGATAATGCATATCGACCTTGTGAAAATTTTGCCATTAATCGCTCGGATAATAAGTTTTAGGGGTTATATAAGTACTAGCAGCAGATCCATCTTCAGCCAAAGATCTAGCTAATTCATCTTCATAATATAATTTCATTTGTTGAGACAGTTGTGGACTATATTTTTGGCTTAAATAAAAAGCTAAGCCTGCCACCATACAAGGAACAAAACGATAAGGAATCTGACCTACATTAGTATAGTCTCCGGAATCTTCGATTCTTTTGGTAAAATAAATATGTAATTTACTTGTTGCTGCCGCCGCTGTAGAATTAGGAGTCGGATAAATTGTTAAAGTTGTTCTATCAATAAAACGTTGAACCCAAAATTGAGTAGGTGTGCTTTTCGTTAGCTTATTGGAAAAAGCGGCATATGTTGAACGGTCAATTTTAGTCATCGCCAAATCAGCTTGAGTGCCACTTGTATTATTAATGTAAGTTCTAAATTCACATTGAGAAATATCCGATAAACCATATATGGTCTCGGATGAATTAGCATTATTTACGGTTGTTGCTTGATCACTTCCGCCAGCAGTAGCATCCGCTGCCGAACGATAAAGCTTGTAAACCGCTTGACCTTCAACCGGACTAATGTTGGTGTCTCCTACTTCCCAATAGTGAATTCCTCGATTTCCCCATTCTTGAAAAAGAATGTTTAAGGATCGTCTAGCTGTTTTTAATTGATAACCCGAGGTCGCTTGCAAACCGATTCGTTCGTAAGCATCTTCGATTACTTGATCAATATAGAACGACTTCTCAAAAGTCGTTGTCCCTGAAGTAGCCATTTAAATGCCCTCCTTAATCGAATGTAACTACTAAAAAATCACAATTCGAGAGAACCGCGTGCATAGCAGTGCTACAATAGATACCTCTTTGAGGAAGGTAGAAAGTAAAACTTTCATTCGCTGCTGTAGCCCATTTAGCTTCAAATACCAAAGTACTGGCTGTAGTCGCATCCGTAGCGTTATAAATTTTTACACTAGCATCAGCTGCACTTGATTGTGCCTGCACGGCTTTAATTCTTGAAACGCCAATATCAGTAGCTACAGTTCCTATATACTTTTGTAAAGTATCCGTTGAACTAATTGCAATGGTCTGTTTTACGTCTGTTGGACTCATTTATTATTCTCCTAGTTCTGTGAGCTCCCGAAGGAGCTCACAGTTTATTTATTAAGACTCTTTAGCCCAAACACCTTGAACATCTACAACTGTCCAAAAAACAGTTGAGTTCAGAGATGCAATGGTCACATAGTCTCCAACTTTTGATGTACTTGCAGTATTAACAACGTCTTTATCGTCTGTTAAAGATCCTAAGTACAAAATACCATCAGACCCATTGGGACTAACGGTTAAGTTGTTTCCACCATCTCCTGCTGTATTGACAAATGTAAATACATTCCCAATAGCAATTGCGGGTAGTGTGAATACTACATCCGTAGTGTTTGATAAAAAGGTTTTTCCAGAATCAGTAGAAATAACGACAGTGTAATTTGAATCCTTCTGTTCTATATTGAATCCAGTTTTTCCTGCTTCGTTTTTCTTCCCTACTAATACCGGGCCTCTAAACAATGTTGTTGCCATGATTATATCCTCCTAATTTATATGATGTAGTCTTTAGGCCGTCGACTATACTCGTCTACATCAAATTAATAATTGTATAGTAAGCGATTTATACTACTTTTTTTCAAATAGCGCAAGGTATCCCCTCAACAATGTTTGATTTTGGTGATAGCGCTTAAGTGGCTATCGAAACTTCGCTCTTGGCGTCTTCTATTTTTGTTTGAATCGTTGCTTGTTCAAACTCTTTGGCAATGATTTCCTTAACAATTTCCTGAATTTTTTTGTCAATATAGGACATATTAATATTATATTTGCCCTCCTTCAGGTGTTCTTGTTGCCATTCTAACTCCAAGGACTTCTTCGTAATGTACAGATCTTGGGTCATTTGTAACCTCCTCATAGGTTATCCATTTACCGGTTTTTACAGTAAATCCATTTTTTTCAAATATTACCTCATTTTTTCCTAGTTTGTCAAGGATAGAGTTTTCAATACCTTGAGGAGAATCTTCTGCTGTGACTTTAAAGTCAGCAGAATAGCCATTGTATCGAATTTTTATTAGAAAAATTTTCATATTAATTTCTTAATTATAACATAGAAATGGGGCGACATTGCGGCCGCCCCATCTTTTTTTAGTTAAGATTTGTGTGTATGTTACTACGCACCTGGTGATGCATAGATACCTCTAGGGTCAGATGCGCCAAAAACGTATCTTTCTCTAGCTTTATATCTAACATTGCCAGTATCGAAATCGCCTTCCATTGAACCCTT